ATTCGTGATGAACCATTCGATGTTTCTAAGTGATATACCACCGGACTTGTCTAGGATACCCAGTAATGTAGATTTATTCTTGTCATCGGAATAGAACTCGTTTACGGAAGATAGCAGAATGTCTGTTTTACTCATGTCTTCTATAATACAGAATTGAAATCTATAAGCCCCTTATTTTCAACCTCTCCCGACGTGGTGGATGAGATTTCATCAATAAATTCGATCGTGTGTTTTCGAACCAATTGACTGTGGTGATGTTTACAGTAACCATCACACCTTGCCTTGAGATTGCATCTAGACATATTCTTCTTCAGACCCCTACATATGTTGTCTTCTTCCACGGGAGCATCGCGTAACAGGACGCTATACGGAATACTGTAATTCACAGAGACGACTCGTAGGTAATCACTATAAGAACCATGAATCGATCGTGCCTTTTCTGTAAACACATTCTTTGCTTCTACCAATTCAGCCTTAGAAGTCTTCGATACTTCGCGTTGTTCTTCTTTGAGTTTTCGAATTTCATCTTGAAGTAGAGACCTTTGCTTTTGATGCTCTTCCTTGAGGTCGTCTATGATTTTCTTAGTGGCATCTTTGGTATTGTTCTTGTGATTCAGAACCTCATCTTTGTATTCCTCTTTCGCCTTTTTCAAAAGTTCGTTGTACTCACCCTTAATGATCTTTGTTTGTTCTTCGACAGCCTTTTTTACTTCGTCGCGGAACAAGGCATTAAGCCTCTCGTCCATCTTAATACTGTATCAATCGTAATTTTTAAATACCTCATCGTATGTCAACTTGTCGGAACGAGCAGCCTTGATCCTTTCTCGAAGTTCAGCAACCTTACCCACAGTATCGAGATTATATTTCTTACACTCTTCGATGAGTTGGTCCTTCTTCATACCACTCAGTGCTGGTTCTCTCTTTTTGGGTGGTGGTTTATGTTGAGCGATTAAGTCACCGAAGATTTCAGTCCTCGGGTTTTTCACGAGGGGTTCCAGAAGATCACAAATTGGATTCAAGAACTTATTGGTGAAGTAATGATGGTAATCGACGGGGATATCATTTTCCCTCATGAATACTGGATCTTCCGCCTTTTCGTAAGCCTTCGCCTTCGGGTTATCCGTTTTCACAAGAATGTACGGTACTCGATCACCCGACTGTGGTTCGGATCCAGGCTTCCTTTCACGCATCTTGTCTCTAACCCGAACATGGGGCAGGTTCGGATTTTTATAGGAATCTCCCAACTGCTGTGAAAGTATGAGTTTATCAACGGGAACTTCACCTTCTAGAAGATTGATCGCTCGCTCAAGAGCCAATTGTTTCGGGGGTCCTGGATCACTACTTTCTAATACAACATCCAGAAGTTCCTTGCATACTTCACGAACGAACACTGTGTTGTCACGACGCACAACCTGGAGTCCCTTGATGTCGATGTAGTCCATATTCATCTCACCCTCCTTGTCCCTGGTCCATAGCTTGGCAGCGTAACGCTTCTTACTGTACAGAAAGTACGGACAGTATACCTTCTCGAGTTCGAGATTGTTGGGTTTCTTGAATAGGGCCGTACATTCTTCGGCAGCCTTTTCGCCCAGATCCCAACTGTATTCAATCGCTTCCATTCCCGTTCGACCACCAACATCAAACTCGACCATTACTGAATCGGTATCCCCATATCTCACCTTCGCACCCGGGAAGTTCTTTTCGACGTACTCCTTCGTCTCTTCGATCATACTACGCCCCTTGAAGGTTGTCGTCGAGGCGATCGGTACGCATGGAAGGATGCCCTTACCAGCACCAGTGAATCCATAGATCGAGTTCATGCTCACCTTATAGGCGAGCTGTTTACCATTGTAGACCTCCTTCATGAACCCTGTCGCAGCAGCCATATCCTTCTTCGCCTGTTTCCTAAACTGTTTAAGTTCTGCCAGAATACTCGGGAGGAGACTGGGTACATCCTGTGCAAACTTGTAGGTGCCACCATTCAATTCAAACGTCTCATAATTAACACCGGGGATGTTCCCATAACGCCTTTCATCCATGACGAACGTCGAATAACAGAGATTGTGGGCCATCATGATCGACGGGTACAGACCTTCGAAATCGAGTGCTGTGATCGGTGTGTAGTACGCACCACCCTGAGCTTCTAAAACGGTCGCACCTTCATAGGGTTCAGGGGGGATCGCACCGTAGCGGATTGTCGGGACCATGAAACCCAATTCCCGAGCCTTCTTGGTCAACTGACTAAAAACCTTAATCTGCTGTCCACGCTCGACGAGGAACGAGATGGGAACCCATGTAGCCTTTGCCATCTCCAGGAGGTTCAGAAGTGTACAAAGGCGTTTCATGAGGCGGTGGGGTAGCAGTGTATCCTTGATACAGTACTCGGCAACTTCTCGGAGTTTGACGGGGTCACCTTCAACGAAGCGAGCAAACATCTCCTTGGGAGGCATATCAATCTTCTGATCACCTAGGTAGAGTTTCGAAACGTTGTCTAGCTTATAGCTGTCAAGTTTGTAGCCCTTCTTGACTTCGTGAAACAGGTCGAAGATGAATCGTCCAGTCATGGGAAGAAGCTTCAACATGTTATCACCCAAAGCACTCGACGATAGACGTTTGTATACCATTTCTGAATCGACATTCTTCAATTTGCCAAGGTTGTAAAACGAATGACCACATCCAACCTTTGCAGCTCGTTTGTAGATGTATTCAAGATCGAACCCGAAGATGTTCCAACCCGTCATGATATCGATGTCCTGTTTGATGATGTAGTCTCTGAATGCTTCAAGCATTTCCCGTTCTGTATCATAACTGATGATCGTAGAACCTTCCAGGTTTGGGTCGGTTTGTTTGAAACATAGACATGTCTTGTCATAGGGTTCATCCGATCCAAGTTTACAAAGAGTCAAGGCAATCTGAAAACAGGCATCGCCATCTATGTCTGCATCAGGAAACTTTCCAGTAGAACTATTCGACTCAATATCGAAGGATGCCACGACGAAGGGTGCCACGTCATCACGTTTGACAGGTGTGAGTGTTTCCCAATTGTTACAGAACAGGTCGATGTTGACATGTGCAAGATTGGATCGAACACATTCACTGCCAGTATCCAACCACCCTGTGGACTGAATTCCTGTTCGATGCATCATACGAAGCATGGGATCAAGATTGGATTCATACACCTTCAGGGGAAATGGACCACTCGAGAGGTTGAGAGGTTTTTTCAGGAAGTAGTCAGTCGTTCTCCGCTTCTTCAGATTGGAAAATGTGATACGCATGAACAAGAATTTTTGATTATTTTGAAAACCCCAAATATCCTTCGATTCAACGACGGTGTACCCCGTGCAAGTGTCCTTGATGTGAGCGTATATTTCACGAGCATACTTGATATCAGGAAGCTTGATGTAAAAGTATGGTTCAAAGGTAGTAGTTACACACACAGACTTCCCATCCTCTGTCTTACCAAAGATACTAATCAAGTGATCCTCATCTTCATCACGTGCTTCCCATGTGAGTGCCTGAAATACAACCATCCTTCCTTATGTACACTTCGAGCCAAAATTTTAATATCGTTTACTAGTAAATGTCAGCCGCTTTGATTGACCTCGTGTCCAAGGGTGCCCAGGATGTCTACATCACTGGTCAACCCGAAGTCAGTTTTTTCCGTCAGAACTACAAGCGTCATACGAACTTCTCCATCAAGCCCGAGCGTATCGATTACATCGGTTCGTTCAGTTCGGGTGCCGAAGTGACCATCCCCATCAAGTCCAAGGGTGATCTTTTGAGCTACGTATGGATCGAAGCCCCTGGCATCGCCGCCACGGGTCCGGAAACGACAGGTCTTTTCTCTAAGGATTCCAACCCGACCGAGTTCCTTCTCTATGTGGGTGGTCAGCAGGTCTGCCGCCTCGATTCCCTCTACGTCCAGGGTGTTCACAACGTACTCTACAACGAAACACAGGCTCGTGCGTCGACGGCCGTGTCTACAGCTGAGATTAAGGAGAATGCGACGAATACCGCGGGTACCGCTGATCACTTCGTGATTCCCTTCTTCTTCAGCCAGGACTGGACCAAGTCCCTTCCTCTTGTTGCCATGCAGTACCACGACGTTGAGATCCGCATCAAGTGCCGTGACGGCACCTTTTCGTCAACCCCCAAGGTGTACGCGATGTATGCCTACCTCGACACCGATGAGCGTAAGTTCTTCACGGACAATGAACATGAGATTCTCATAACACAGACACAGTACCAGATGGTTGGGGCGACGGATACGGATATCGATCTCACGTATTTCAACCACCCCACGAGTGCTCTCCACCTCGTGTCGTCTAATGTGGGTGCGATGTGGGATACGGCGTATGCTTTCGATGATGCGACTCTGTACATCAATGGTACACCCCTCTCTGAGAACATGTCCAAGGATTACCATCATACTGTGGTTCCCAAGATGCACTGTCAGTGTCTCCCCGATGATCTTCTGCAAACCGCTCCCGTGTACACATGGCCATTCTGCCTCAACATCGGCAAGTCTCAACCTTCCGGTTCCTTGAACTTCTCTCGCATCGACACGGCGAAGGTGACACTCAGGAACGTGTCCGGTGGTAACATGTACCAGCGTATGTACGCAGTCAACTATAACATTCTTCGTATCAAGAATGGTATGGCCGGTGTTGCGTTCGGTAATTAATTCCAGTTATCAATCAACGTTTTCGTTTTTTCAAACATCTTCTTCCCGTGGAAGGTGCTGTTCTTTTCCCCCTCCCAAATTGTGAGTCGGTCCTCAAGGAACTCCTTGAATTTATCCGAGTCACAGTTGGACTTGTATCGAACCTTTTCACACTTAAGTGCATCCGTTGCTGCAGCTAAACGATTATCCATCGAATGCTTAGCAAACTCTTCAGGTGTGAGACGAGTAGAAACTTCTTGTTTTTTTCCAAGAGCCATTTATACTATGAACGCACCTATCCTTTATTACTGTAAAGCATGTAAGAGGACTTATGATGGTCACGCACAATGCTGCTTCGAGATGGAACACGTCGAAGTTAAAATCCCTACACATACTAAATGATACCACTCATCATAGCCGGTGCACTCACTGGTGCACTCGCGTATACTTTCATGGGACAGAACCTCGTGTCATCCTCGGAAGCCAAACGACTCATCAAAGAGGGTAAAATAAAGAAGGTCATTGATGTTCGTACGATCACGGAATATCGTGCAGGACACTACCCCAGGGCACTCCATATCCCCGTCAATAAGATGAACGAAAAAACCACGACAGAACTCCCTAAGAAGGGACTACTCGTCTACTGTAATACTGGACAACGGGCCAGATTTGCAGCAGAGACATTGGAGGAACTCGGGTTCGAGGATGTCTACTACATCGCTGGGCACTACTCGAGCTTACTTTAGTTTGACACCCAAGACTTTTCTCAACTTTTGGAGTATCACGGGATCCGGAATGGCTCGTCCAGACTCATAGGAACCTATGATACTCGCATTCACCCCAACTGCGATTGCTAAATCTTTTTGTGTTTTGAAACCTTTAGCAATACGTCCCTGTTGAATCATCTTTGCCATGGAGAGTGATACCTTCTTGTGCGTTCCCAGCTCCTCATCCTCCAACTTCTGCTCCTTCGTACGTTCGTAGTGCTTCGTTGGGGGTCGTTGCGTGGGTGCAGCTTTTCCATGGATGATGACCGGGGTCCAGTCCTGATGACTCATCTGTTTAGATATAACGTTTCGTTTTTAAGATTCTTTCCAAACGTTCCTTTTCCTTTCTCATGAAGATAGTTAGCTGATCAACTTTACCCTCCAATGTCACCCGGCCATACTGCTTCATCATGGAAACGTTTCCAACATGTGTCAATTCAACCCATGACAATTTAGACTCAGGTGTCTTGCTATGGTATAGAGTGAGTACAGCAGCATCTCGTTTGACGTCTCTAGGAAGTTCCTGTCCTTCATAACATATGACAACGTGTGACCCCGGGTAACCACTTGCATGCATCCACCAGTGTCGGGGATCACTCATGTTTGTGAGATGATCGTTTTCCTTTGCGGATTGTCCAACTCGAACAGGTACATTACCCGAGGCGGTATATTCCAACATCTCTTATATAAAAATTTAATCCTTATATTTATATATGGAACTTGTTCCTGTAAAACTCCTTAAAAATCAGAGTGACAAAAAGAAGATCTTAGAAAAAATGGAGGATCAACCAAGTATCGATAAGACGGATTATCTTGAAAGTCGTATAGAGACGAACACGGTTGCAAAAAAACTCATGGCGATCGAAAACGCTTCCGAACTTGCCAAACGTTTCTTATTCGAGGGTGATACGTTCGATGCATTAGGAAAAGCTATTAAATCGGAATCGAAACAGATTTTCAATTTTTCCTGTAACCTGAAACGTAGACGAATGAACGGTGTCGAATATATCCACCTCGAGAAGCACTACCCCGATACTGGTGAAGGTCATTTCGCACTCGCGAAAGTGAATCACGACAATAAAACCATAGAACTCTACGATTCGATGGGTAGTAAAAATCCCGAGTTCAAGAAGGATTTACAGGAACGATTCCCGGGATACAAAAGGTTATATAAGGGTCTACCCCTCCAACCTTCCGGCGGAATCGTATATAATACACCTGCTGAATTTAACCAAAAAGCTAAGATTCGCTTCAAGACCAATGAAATGCTCATGAAGTCCTTTGAAATATCACAGTACGATGAATTATCTCAACACCATTTCTGTTACGTAGAAGCGTTCATCATGCTCATGCATAAAACACTCGGTACACCCATAGGACCTAAGGATCCACGTGACCGTCTTCCATTTCTTAAAAAGGTTATATGGGGTCTGGTTCATAAATTCACACCAATGTCTGAACGAAGGGGGCCTGAATGGAAATATTTTGTCACAAACTTCAAATACTACATGGTCGTCACAGATGAAAAAAATAAGCGTCTCAAGCTCCAAAACATAGCTCAAGTGGCACCCAATGGAATACGTAGAAAGGTCCTATCAATTCGACTTCCTTCGAATATAACGAGTAAAACATCACTCAAAGAAATTGTCTCGGTACAGTAAATGCACGTCGTTCTTAAGCCCAGTCCATCTGTTGTACATAAATACCGTGTCATCCTACCAAGTAAAAGAGCCATCGATTTCGGTAAGAAGAGTGTCCAGTATTATACCGATCATGGTGACGCCCGTCTCATGCGTGCACATCTTATTAGGAAGGGAGCTGTCATTCCCAAGAAGTTGCGGATAGAGACAAATCACCACGAAATTCATCGGGGTATGTTGGCTGTAGATGAAAGCGAAAAGGAAGATTGGGAAGACTTCTTCCGAGCGGAGTATTGGGAACGATGGATGCTTCTGTCCTACCCCGATGTTAACAAGGCCAAGCTCTACATGACAATGACCAAGGGTGTCCTCTTCATGCCTCAACCGGAAGACTTCTGGT